CTGCGGCATCAAGTATACTACACCTGTAAATCCACCTGCACGGAACGCATCTACAGCACGAACTGCTTCATTGACATGGTCTTGAGTCTCGACAACAAACTTAAGATAGGTTGTGCCATACTCTTGATACTCGGCAACAATCTCGGGACGGATAGCATCTTCCCATGGCTCGCCACTTGCACTCAACTTGGCACTAACACTAAATGTAACTTCACGCCCGGGCATTTCTTGTGCCCAACGAACCAAATACTGTTTAAAGTCTGTGTGTAATTCTTGAGTACCGTTAGTTTCAAACGTGATGTTCTTGAGATCAGCCATGTAATGATGACTCAACAGTTCACCATAAGCACGTTGCCATCCCAACAAGGGTTCACCACCTGTTATGACCAAGTGTACATCGTTGCCGTTGTTCTGCGCCCACCGATTATTGGGAGTCAAAAACAACATGTTAGCAACCAGATCCTCAGTAACAACCATGGGACTCAAGTGCTTGAATGCTGGATGCCATGATGCGTAGCTGTCGCAACCAGTTTCTACTAGTGGCAAGTCTGTAAACTTGTTGTACATGTGAACAACTTCGGCCACGTCATCTGCACCTGTTGACTTTTCGCCTGGCTTGCAACCAAATCCACTACAGGTAAAGTTACAGCCATAAGTGCGTAAAAACACACTGGGCACACCAACAAAGCGACCTTCACCTTGCAGGCTGTAGAATACTTCCGAAACTTTTATTTTACTCATCTAACACCTTTATAGAGATACCTTTGTAAGAATATGTTATTGTGTCACCAGATTTGGACTTGTCCAGACTGTTAAAGATAGATTGAAATTCTGTTTGCGAGAGCTCAAAATAGTCTATGGGTTGTTTGGCCGTTTCTATGGCTTCGGTCATTTGTTCTATTAGAGTGGGTTTACGATATTTTATTTTCATATGCTTATTTAGATTGCCACCAATCTTCCCAAGGAAAAACAATCCAACAATCATCTTCAGCTTTATTTAGATCAACTGCACTGTAACTAACAGGAATTTCATTCTTACTTGATTCGTTATCAACCAGCACAGCCACACGCACATTGTGACCCCAGATGTGGTCCCACACTGGACTGGTGCTAAAACAACTGCTCATCCAATCATTGCGTATCCAGTTTAACGTAGCACCCGAATCGTTAATGTCATCCACGATCAGGATATTTTTTTTCAGTGAGTCGGCTGGGTAACCATCGTCACCGCCATAACCAAACGCATCTTCGGCCATCCAACAGTTGCTTTCGCATTCAGTGCCATCACGCAGACTAACCTTGAGTGTTTCCATCCTACAGCCAAGATATTGGCTGATCAAGTTGGCCGGAACCAAGCCACCGCGGGTGAGTCCGACCACATAGTCGGGCCGCCAAGCATCACGTTGTAGTTGACGCAGTATTTCTTGAGTTTGACGTTCAACATCTTGCCAAGTATAATATATTTTCTTCATATGCCATTATACAATATTAATTGTGGTTTGTCAATTATCTTGCAAGCCATTCAGGGTTGTTCTGAAACCAATCAACTGTTTGAGTTAGCCGTTTTGTGTAGGAATCAGGTGCTTGCCAGCCCAGCTGGTATAGTCGACCAGGATCAACGCTAAAACATAGATCATGTCCGGGACGATCAACTGGAACCAATCGATAAGATAATTCACGGCCCATTATCTGGGCAATCTGTTGTGCAAATTCAAGATTATTGATGAACTTATCCCCGGCACTGTTCCATTTTTCACAACGTGCGGATTGTGCTGTTAAGATAAACCGAGTATGACTGGCCACATCACCGGCATAGAACCAACGACGTCCACCAATCCGGTCACTGGGTCCTACATGTATGTCCAAGGTTTCGTTGTTGAGTAATTTGCGTATGATGATCACCGGCAACCGATTGCTTTGGCAACGTGGACCAAAGGTGTTGTTGATATGTATAATGCTTGTGGCAACATCAAACGAGTTGGCATAGGCTAGACACAATTCTTCACCTGCGGCTTTGCCGGCGGCATAGGGACTGTTGCTGTTGTAGGCATCAGTTGTTTGGCTGTCTTGACCAATGGGCACAGGGCCATATACTTCTCCTGAACTGTAGTAGACAAATCTTTCAACACTGGTGTGTCTGGCGTGTTCCAACAAGTTTAGTGTGCCCAACACATTGTCCATGATGGATGCAGTAGGGTTGCTCAAGCTGTCGGCGGCACTAGGATTGGCGCCTGCGTGTAAGATAATATCAGCTTTGGGAAGATTAGTGCAAGGATTTTTAATATCGTGTTCAACAATTTCAATGTCATTGACAAATTGTTCTAGTCTAACCATGTTGGTTGATCCAGGCCGCACCACACAGATTACACGATGATCCTTGACAAATTCTTCTACCAGATAGTGTCCAATAAAGCCATTGGCACCGGTGATTAATACTGTTTTCATAGTATGTATTTGTAAACAGTATCTGAATGTTCGTGCATAATTTCTTGATAGCCTAGATCACTGAGAAACTTGTTAAACGTAGTTTTATCAACACCGTATCTAGCAGACCATGCATCAAACCACTCTACTATGATCACCGGGTGATACCGTTCAATGGTATCAACAGCACCTTGTAAAGCAAAATACTCGTAGCCTTCTATGTCCAACTGAATAAGATCACACCCAGGCAGATTCAGGTCATCAATACGCACAGTGGGTATATTTCCTTTTTGTCCCACATGCATGCCACCTGCTTCTAGACCATCAGCAGTCGTGTGTCCGTCTAATTCTATAAAGATTTTTTCTTTGCCCAGGCATGCTTGAGTTTTTATTACATTCCTGGGGCAGTTCAATGTAAGGCACATAAAGTTTATTGGATCTGGTTCAAATGTGTACACTGTGTTAAACCACTTTGCGTATTCTCGAACATATTGCCCACAATTTCCTCCAGCTTGAATCATGATATTACGATTGGGAATATGATCCATCAATGTTTTTAAAAACTCTTGCGTCACTGGGTAATCATGCATGGCCCTCCAGGTTCCTCGATCATATTTGGGCCAAAATAAAGGATCTACATCCGGTAGCTCTGGTGACGATCTAACCTCAATAATTTTATTCAATTCTTCGTTGGTCATGTTCTTCTCACATTTAAATATGCCGGCTGATCACTGTATAAAAATTCTGGCCACATGGATTCTAGTTCAGCTATACTGTTGGGTTGATAAATTTTAATGTTAGGAAATACTTGAACAGCGCGGGCAGCATCTTCGGCCCAATGACTGAACCCCAAGTGTCCATAGTCCTGATCACGGCCTACACCCACCAACTTGACTGGAGCCAGTTCGTGATCTAGATAGTTGCGTAGCCATTCATACGGACGGAATATCACAAACGGAGTAATGCTGTAGCACACAGGTATTTTGCCACAGTGAGTAAGCCCTACAGCAGTGCCCAACATAAGTTGTTCTGCAGCACCTACATTGAGAGCACGGTCTGGTGCCACTTCTCTTGATCGGTTAAGCACACCAAAGCCAAGATCGCCCGACAACAACCACACATTGGAATCTTTGGCCAATGAGTCAGCCATGAGTTCACCAAATCTATTTCTCATAGTTGATCCAAATCTTCTGGTTTTAGCACATAGTAATGTGTGAGTATGCCTTTGGCAAACGACCAATCTGGTGGTGCAGTTTCACGTATGTTGATCCGTGGCAAAAATGCTTGCAATCTACGAATGATATATTCTTTGTCAATAAAGTCATAGGCAATCATGCCGTTGACGTTTACATACACTTCTAGATTGTCTAGTTTGGCTTCGTAGATAAAACGCAGTGCTTCCCATATGCTGCCCTCTCCGCACTCGCCGTCACTGATTAAGCAATGAACTCGACGACCACGATCAGCCAGGGCATATCCACAGGCCACTGTGAGTCCCATGCCCAGACTGCCGGTGGAGCAAGGCAAGCCGTCTTCGACGTTTCTGTGTGGGTGAACTCCGTGTTTGTGGAACAGGTGTTCGGCATCTTTACCTAGATATTTTTCCAACACCACGTACCAAGCCAGAGCCGCATGACCCGAGCTCAATATAAATGGCTCGTTGGGCTGTCGATTTTTGTAAATTTCTTCAATGATATTGACTGCGTTAAGATTAGAACTCAGATGTCCGATCTTTTCGCGATAGCTGATATCAATGATTCGTTGTTCAACATCGTTCATAGATATAAACTTATAAATCCGTCAACCTTCTCTCCAATGTAGGCAATCTGTTCAGGAGTGATAACTGGGCTACACCCATGGAAGTAGGTATTCTTCATGGTAAATGTGGCCACAGGATAGTTGTCACGTGCTGTTGCAGGATTCATCAAATGACTATATGCAGGTTGCAACATGATGTTGCCAGCAAAGTACGGGCGTGTTTGTATTAGATTTTCTTCCAAATAGTCAACAATGTCCATACGAGAAAACGGAGCATCTGCACGGATAGTCAATGGGAACGCAAACCAACTGACGTCGGCCTTGTCTCTAGCACGTGGCAAGTGGAAGAACTGTTCGTACTTTTCATAGATGGCAAACAGCAGATTGTAGTTGCGTTGGCGTAAAGCATGTATTTCTGGTAATTTTTTAAGTTGCTCAAGACCCATGGCGGCCTGTAGTTCAATGGGTTTTAAGTTGTAACCAATTTCATCATACACATACTTGTGATCAAAAATCTGATCTGGCATTTCAGGAATCCACTCATTGAATCGCTTGCCACAGGTGCCACATTTTAACTTGTTGGCCTCGGGTCCAACACAATAGCAACCACGGCCCCATTCACGTAGACTACGCACAATGATTTCTTGTTGCGGATCATTCATGGCCACAAACCCACCCTCACCCATGGTCATATGGTGTGCTGGATAAAAACTGCAACTGGCCATCTCGCCAAAGCTGCCCAGCGGTTTGCCATCATAGGTTGTACCAAGTCCATCGCAACAATCTTCCAACAGTATTAGATTGTGTTTATTGACCAGTTCCATCACACGATCCATGTTGGGTGGGTTGCCCAACACATGTGCAAAGGTTATAATTTTGATGTCCGGATCACCAGCAAGTATCTGTTCTGCTTGATCTAGATCAATGTTCAAGGTATCAATTTCAATATCACAGAACACTGGCGTAAATCCATTTTGTAAGGTTGGATTAAGTGTGGTTGGGAAACCGGCAATAGGCATCAATACTTTGGTGCCTGATGGAAAGTTATGGCCACGCTTGCTTTTCATCGCGGCCATCATCAGCAGGTTGGCACTACTGCCTGAGTTTGTTAGCACTCCGCGAGTCTTGCCAAATTCTTTGGGGAACTTTTGTTCAAAGCGTAGACTCTTGTTGCCCATTACCAGCCAGCCATTTAGTAGTGCTTCGGCAGCTGCCACATACTCGTCGGATGTAAAATGCG